CAGCCGGTACATGTTGTCAACACAAAACACGGTCACGGTATCTAGGCCGCCAAGCGTAAATTTGTAGTCGTAATTCACTATGAACCCGACGAATAGCAATTCGGGGTCGTTGTTGTCGTCATAGCGGATCAGTTGCACGGCGCGGCCTGGGGCAAGCCCTGGTATGCCTTGGGCCTGGTCATAGTATGGGTTGCTAGGGTCGTTATCAAACGGGTTGAAAACGCCGTCGGCCAGCGTGTCGTTCAGGGTGAATGACATGGTGCCGTTGGTGATTGCGTCGTTTTCGTCGGTGCGGCCACGTTTCACTGCCACGTTTAGGGTGCCTTCAGCGACACTGGCGAACTGGGTGCTGCCGTCTAGCACATAGTCGGTGTTGTTCAGCACGCCTTTCACGGCATCATCAAGCACGAACCCGTCAACGAGAAACCCGACATCAACTAGCAAATCATAGGTGCCTGCGTTGGGGATAGTTACAACGGCCACTATGCCACCGCGATGTTGGCTGGGCCTTGAACCTGGTTGTAGCTGCGGATTGAGTTCACCACTGCTTCGCCAATTTCGGCGCTAGTACCCAAGCCGCCGTTAATGTTTACGGTTATTTCAGTTGCGGCGCGTGCTTCCAGTTCAGCCATAAAGTAATCGGGCAACACAGTGCTAATTGCTGGGCTGTTAAACATGCTTGGGATATTTGCCAAACCTGACGAGGTGCCTGACGAGGTGCCTGACGAGGTGCCTGGTGGCAGTGGCGGTGGGATAATTGGTGGCGTAATGTCAACAGCACCGCGATTTTCGCCAAGAAAATTAGGAAATGCGGCACCTGCTCGGTTTTGTGCTTGTGCCATTGTCTGACTAAATGGGGTAAAATTGAAACCGCGAAAACCCTCGTTCCAAGCAGCGTATTCATATTCTGTGAATTCTGGTATTGGGTTACCTGGCACCATAGCGTTAATTGCTCTAATACCGACGTTCGCTATTTGAATCATGCCGTTAGCGGCAAAAGTTACAGCGTTGCGGATTTGATTTGCTACAACCATGAAAAGGTTATTGATTGGCACAAATGCGTTCATTGCCGCTTGTTTGAAATCGTACCAAGCCGAATCATCTTTCATAAGGCCGTAAAACTCTGTCAACGTGAGAATGCCCAACCCTAATTTTGTGGTCATCATGCCAATGCCTAATTGGACACCATTGAACGAGCTTGCCAACAAAATGTTGGCGCCTCGGGTAAGTGCAGCAGTTGTGTTGTATGCCTTCAAACCCAGATTTGCTAAAACGATTGCTGACGAAACGCCACCAATTGCGCCAGCCAAAATTATGGCCACCTTGGTGTTTTCGCCCACCCAGGTAGCCATGTCCACTAGATGCGGCATAATTTGAAGGATGACTGGCAGCAATTGTTCACCAATTTGGGTTTTGGCGTTCTCTAATTCAGCCGTCAAAATTTTGGTTTGATTTGCTAAACCTTCACTTGTGCGCGCAAAATCGCCCTGCGCGTCAGTTGTTTGTTCATAGATTAGTTTTTGTGCGGCCAACACTTTTTGTTGAGCGGTCAACGCTTCGCTGCCGTCATAGATACCCAACTCAAATGCGGCCTGTTTCAATGACGCATCATTTAACAAAACGCCGTACTGTCTCAATGGTTCAGATTCGCCACGCAATGCCGCGCCAATTGCCTGGATTGCTTGTTCGGGGCTTGTGTTGTTAAAACTGGCTAAATCTGATGCGAGCGTTACAAAATCCGTTGAAAACTTAGCAAGATCATTGCCTGCCAATCCCGCTGATTTACCAAATACAGCAAACGTCGAAGCTGCGTCTAACGCCTGTTGTTTGGATTGGCCGAGCGATCTGGCCGCATTGCTGGCAAAATCTTGAACCGTTTTGGATGCCCTACCAAAAATGACGTTTGATTTGCTAATGGTTTCGTTTAGATCTGATGCGGCTTTAATTGCTGGAATTGCGGCAGCAGTCAAACCGGCCAGGGCTGCGCTAGCCGGTAAAAACGCTTTCTTTAAAACAAAACCAGCCTTTTCGCCTTTTGTTTCAAGGTTGGCAAATTGTTTTGCTGCGCGGTCAATCCCAGTGCCGTCAAATTCGCTAATAATCGGAATTCGAATGCTCATTTAATTACCGTTATTTTGTTCTGGACTGTTTCGGATGCTTCGCGCACAAGGTCTAGCATTTCACGTTGCACCTGGTCTTTTGTGGATTCGTAAGCCGGCCACATCACACGCGACGGCTGCCCGTAATACAACGTCAAAGCTCGGACGTATTGTTCGCCTTTTGCACCATCGCCACCGGCTTTGCCGGCCATGTCCACAATGGCAGCGGCAGGGTTCTTTTGAATAACAGTCAAAATACCAACGGCGCTACGGCTGGTTTTGATTTGGAATACCACGCCGCGTTGCGCGTCACGCTGGCTATACGGAAATAGTTGCCGGCCACGTTGCGACCAAGTACGAAACATGCCAGACAAATATTTGGTGGGGTAACTGCCTTTAACTTTGTCAACAACTGGTTGGGCAATTTTTTTGGCGTCACGGTTAAATTGTTTACGCAGTTCAGGGTCAAGGCGGCGTAGTTCTTTAATTGTTTCTTTTACGCCTATTACCTGAATTTCGCTCATTTGCGCCGCCGTTTCTGTTCTTCTAGCACTTTACTAACCGTGAGCAGATCGGCTACGTCAAATTCAATATGCGGCGGCCACCAGCCGCAGGCCACCAGAAGTTCGGCTAAGCCTCGTCGGAAGGTGCCGCGTGGGTAGGGTTTTCCAGTTGTTCGCCGATCACTTCGATATTTTCCAACTGGTTTAAAAAATCGTCAAACGCGGCAGGCACAACAACCTTGTGGGTTTTGCTGGCTTCAAACGCCAGATAGGCAATATCTTCAATGCCCATACCGTTGCCCATGTCTGACGCTTTGCGTTTGAATTTGCGTTCCCACGCAACGATGGTGCCCAACGTTGTGGACACTTCGTAGGGTTCGCCTTTACGCACGTACCGAATATTGATTTTCATTGACTGCCTTTCTGTGTCGGGCCAGTGTGCAGTTTATATCACGGCGTTGTGTCAACGCTGTAGGTTCCACCCACCAGCGTAATATCAATGGCTGAAAGAGTCCCAAGCGACCCATTGAACACGGGCAGCGACTCCAGGTAGCAGTCGGTAATGATCTGAACTGGGTTGGTCGCTGATTCGGCGCCGGTTTCTGGCTTAATCTTGACCGTTGTTTTGGTGCCGACAAGTGGCTGCAAACTGGCGTATGTCTCTGTGGCCGCGTAACTCATGTACAGCGACAGCGTTACTTCGTTGTTGTAAAGGCCGCCTGTTGACGTACGTGAAGTCGCACCAAACGCCGTATCTTCAAGCGCTTCACGCGTCACGGTAATAGTCGCTGCTGTACACATATCGGTCAAATCGACGGTGCCAATTTCAACAAGCGCCGGATTTGCAAGGTAGGTTGCTGATGCCATTGGGGGTCACTCCTTTGTAGTGCTTCTGACTTTACGTGGTTTGGTTGGCTTTTGCGTGGATTGTTTCATGGGCGCTATAAACCCACCGGCAATTAGGCCGGCCACATTTATGTTTTTGGCTTCTGCGGCTGCCACGTCGTATTCGGTGCCTGGTACGCCTACGCGCCGTGAGATAATTACGTATTTCATGCGGTTTGGGCCTGCATTTTTACGGTCAGTTCGTAGGCCGGCGCGACGGTGCCGCCCATGTCCAGGGTTACGGGCCGCCCGTCAATTACGGCCACGTTTTTGCCTAGGACTAATGACACCAGGTTAAGGATTGTGCGTAGGGCATCTTCGTTGCCTGGGCCAGTGCCCACGATTGTGACGGGAAACGACAAATCTACAATGTTGTTATTCCAAGCCGTAAACGTTGGCGCCTGGATTAGCACGCAGTTAGGCACAAGGTTGCGTGGGTCGGTCACTACCCGTAGGCCGCTAACCGTTTTAAGGTCGGTGGCCAGTTTGGTCAGCGCATTGTTGAAAAGGTCGGTAAACGCTTGAACAGCCATTTACGCCACCTGCGGTCGGTCAATCCCCAACAACTGTTTAATGATCGGCGACAGCCCAACAACTGAGGCGGTGCCCATTGCGTCAAATGACGCGAACTGGTCAATGCTGCCACGCTGCCGGTACAACGCGCCGCCGTACATGATCGTGCCCAGTTTTACGTCCTGGCTGGGCACTGTGGTCAGGCTGTCCACGTAGCCGGCTTCTTGGCGGCGCCGGTAACAGAACTGGTTTGCTGCTGACGCACAAATGGTTAAAAACGCGTCATCGCCAGCCGTGGCCGACGCCGTGTACAACCAATCGGCAATATCGTTTTTGGTAATCCAAGTGCATGTCGGAGTGCTGGTAAGCGTGCCTGTAGCGGCTTGTCGTTCCACGTTGTCAGCCGTTTTGGCGTACAACACTTGGTTGGCTATCGGTTCGTCAACGTCAAATAGCAGATCGCCTTCCGTGTCCACCCCAATAAATCGATATTGGGGCAGAGCACGGACGACTACCGAGCCGTTAAACGTCGCGTCAACGTCGGCAACGGTGATGGACTGCCCTAGTTCTAATTCCGCAGGGGTGAGGAGTTGAACTACGGCGTAGTTGTCCAACAAATATTTGTTTGTGACCTGGTAAGTGGCCATTTTTTAGGCCTCCAATCAGGCTTAAGCGGTGGCGATGGACTGTACCTGGGTGCTGTCTGCAATGAACGTGGCAACGTAACCGTAGTACGAGAACGTGCGGCCAAGAGTGCCAGGCACTTCAACCGACATCAGGCCGCGCACCTGCTCGTAAAACTCGATGGCTTGGCCGCGTGCCACGATGATCGTGCCAGCAGCAAAGTTCTTGTCTGCGACAAGGTTCAAACCGAACGGGTTAAACGTGTTCATTTGCGTGACGTTGGCGGTGCCCATGCCGTTGACACCCATCAAGCCGGACGCGCCGACGTATGGGAACACGGGGCGCTTGTCTGCGTCAAGTTGTGCGCCCAATGCCTGCCAAATGCCAGGGGCAACGAACATGTGGTCAGGCAAGAAGTTGGTTGCCAACAACATGTTGTAGGCCGCAGTGTAGATCGAGCTGATGAGCGAACTCGGGTCGTTGGCGGTCACTGTCCAGGTTGCACCTGACGCGGTTGCACCGGCAACGATCGCGTCAGCGGCAACGTCATCGGATTTGAGCAAATATTGGCCAGCGAGGTCGCGCAAGATGATTTCCATTGCGGCAGGGCTGGTGAAATCAATGTCTTGCACTGACAGCGTGACTTGACCGGCAAGCGTTGACTTGGTGACAACGTTGCTGGCAATCACTGGGGTGGTAGCCGATACGCTGCCCAGTTCGGGCGACTGTGCCGCAACGCTGGTGTGCGTTGTCCACGTTGGGCGAATAAACGTTTTACTGTTCCCACCATCGGGCATTGCACGGGCACCGACAGCGGCAACAACTGGACGAATGTAATTCAAATCCGAAAACACAGGCCCGAGCACCGGCACAGGCAACAGTCCAGGCGTGTCAGTCGTAAGTACGTCGCCAGCGGCTGCTTCAAGTGCTGATTGCTTGGACAGCATGTAGTCGCGTGCAGCGGCAGCGACGTTGCGGAACGTTTCGCCACCAATGTGCATAGCGGCAAGGTATTCGCCAGGGGTTGGCAGCGCGAATTGACGCTTCGGCTGGGCAGGCAACGGTGCCGTGGCAATGGTCTCCTCGGCGGCTGCAGCTTCAATCTTCTCGGACATGTTGGGGGTCTCCTTTTCGGGGGTCACTTCCTGATTATTACTGATTTGATTTTCGTTTTGGTGGATACTGGCGGCAATGTCGGTGATAAGTGCGCCGGCAAACGCTGGCACCGGCACCAGGCTTAGTTCAACCCATTCGGCGGCCTTAACTACCATGGTGTCGCCGTCCATTTTCCATTTGGTTGGGTTAATGCCAACCGAAACGCTGTCTAGCACGCCTTCTTGGGCCAGGGTTAGCGCTTCATCGCCTGCGGCGGTGGCTGCGATACGGGCCGAAAACAACATGCCTTCGTCGGTTTCTACGCGCTCAGTTACAACGCCGACTGGCTGTGTGCTGTCGTGGTACATAAACAATTTTGGGGCTTTGCCGTCAATGGGCAAGGCGCCGGCTTCTACGCGGATTTTTTCGCCACCAGTAACGGTTGCGTCCACGCCGTAAGGCACCGCGATACCCGAAATTGTGCGCTTGCCCTCACCCTTGGCGGCTTCCAACCAAACCTGGGCTTGCAGTTTTACCGGCTTGGCTGCCGTTTGCATTTCTTCCATGTCGTCATCCTCTATTTCTAATTTGTCGCTGTCTTTTGTGATGTAGTGCGGCATCAGTTCGCCAGCCTTTCTTGCGTGTTTTCCATAACGGGTTCGTCAGCCTGGTCGGCTATGACGCCTTCCATTAGGTAGTCGGTTGAATCAAATTCGACATAAGTGCCGTGCGGTAAAACATTGTTCATGCTTAGCGTTTCGGCAATGGCTTCGGCGTACAGTTTGACGCCAAAAATGTAAAGGTCAGCGCGTGCCTGCTGGCTGGACTGGTACGAATACGAACCAGTGGAAACGCCAACCAAGTACGGCGGCACATTCGCAATTCGGGCTGCTTCCAATGCGCTGTAGTTCGCTGAATCAATTAGCAACATTTTGTCGGGTGTCATGCTGGTTTCTTTGTATTCCACGTATTCGTTCAGGGCCGCGACCTGATTTGTGGCACGCGCCGACGCGAACGCGGCTGCCAAATCGGCCAATTCTTGGCCTGTCATGGGTTCGCCGCCAACTTGACGCAAAACGCCGGACGGTATTGAACTACTGGCGTTTCGGTTGCGTGCGGATTCTATTTTTAGCGCGGTTTCAATTGCGCCTGGGCTGGAATAGATTAAACCTTGAGCCGGTGACAGAAACTGCACCAAATCGTCGGGGTTTAACATGCCGCCGTTAAAAAACACTT